ACCCGTTCATCCAGACCATACGGCGGATGCACTCAGACCAATCGATCGGATGATCTATGGCCGGCTGTGGATTCTGGCGCGAAGTCTTCACCGTGCAAACGTCTACCCAGACGGTTGACGCACTTGGACAGGCTGACTTGTCCTGGCTGACTGTCGGCACGGTTCGCGGCATGATTAAGCCAACGCAGCGGGAAGTGGTTGACGATCTCGGCGTGTCGATCCGGACTGACCTGGACATCGAGACAGCGTGGAGCCCGATCATCAACGCACGCAGCCGGCTGATCCTGGATGGGACGACCTACAACGTATCGAGCGTGGTGGATCCGGACAGTGGGCGCAAGAAGCGTTTGCGCGTGATCGCGACCGAGGTGACGCAATGAGGCAACACGATCGCGATATGACCGTGATGGCTCGACCGTACCGACGGCCGGCGGTCAATTCGGGCGCGACGCAAATGCACTTGCAGGTCGACAACTCGACGGTGGCGCAGGCGCTCGGGCGGCTGAGCGCGGAACTCAATGAGCAAGCACGGCGCAAAGGTATCCGCAGGGCGCTACGACCGTTCGTAACGGAACTTCGCGCCGTAGTCGGCACTGGACCCTATCGCGGCAAGAACCTCCATCGGAAGGCAATGGCGAGCGCCGTAGGCGTAACCATCAAGCGCGGCGGTGCTGGTCCCGATGCCAAACTGATCGCACAGATGGGCGTGCGCTACGGGAAGAAGGGCGGCAAGGCGGCACGCGGCCGGCAGGGCGTGTTCCATTTGCTCGAGCAGGGCTACAAGCACGGCGGCAAAGGCGAGCAGAAGTACACCAACTCCGCGAACCCCTCACCAGGCAAGGGCAATACCTGGTCGAAGCAGCAGGACCGCGACGCCACTGGCCGGTGGACATCACCACGGTTCCGAGTGGCACGCGGTGGCGCACGGCGCATTCCCGGAAGTGGTCGGGCGCGCTCTTGGGCACAGTCGGCGATCGGACGAATCACAGACGCAATGGCACGCGAAGTCTTGGTGGAAGCCAAGAAGCTGCTGGGGGGTAAATAGTGGGCCTCCTTTCTGCCATCAAATCGCTGTACCTGGCAATTAGTAGCGCCAAGACGGACGTGTCGGTCGGTCTGCGCCGTGCCGGCGATCCGACCCCGTACATCGTCTACGAGGTCACACAGATGGACGTCGAAGTATCGATGCCATCGAAACTCTCGGGGCACTACACGATGCAGGTGACAGCCGAGTGCGTGGCGAATACCGCCATCGATGCCTGGGACGTTGCTGACGATTTACTTGCTCAGTTCAGCGGAAACGTAGTGGACAACGTGAATGACATCACACTCGTGCTGGTGGCTGTGGGCGCAAGCGCACGGACCGACGCACCTGATGACGGACAAAGTGACGCCGAACGCGTCGTGACTCTCGTACTAACCATCTTGGCGAAGGACATCTAATGGCTCTTATCTCAGGCTACGGCGGCGCAATCACGTTCTCGGGCTTCACGGCTTCGACTGGCATCACCATCCAGATCAAGAGCTTCACGCTGAACATCGAGAAAGACTCGCTCGAGGTCACCGCGATCGGCGACTGGCGCAAGAAGTACGCGCCCGGTCGGACTCGCGTATCCGGATCGCTGACGCTCTTCCGGCAGACTTCGACTGCGGATGACACTTTGCGTGCTCACTTGATGCCAACCACCTTGTTGCTCAGCGTTGGCGCGGTACTGACCCTGAAGTATGTCGACCAGGGCAACTCCACCTATTGGAACACCATGGATGGAACAGCCGCGAATTGGAACGTGCAAATCACGTCGGCATCGTTCAGCGATGACGGCACTGGCGCCGGTACGTGGGAACTGAGCTGGGAGCAGCAGTGAGTCTGGATCCGTCCAAGATCATCGCATCGGCTCCGCGCACGGTGGAGATTGTCGGCATTGGGCCGGTAGTGGTACGCCGTGCGACCTTGGCGGATATATCACTGGCGAACGATCTGCCGTACTGGTGGACCCGGCTCTTTACGCTGCCGGATGGATCGCCACTGTTCGCACCTGGTGTGGATGTTGGAACGCTCGACCATGAAGTGGCAAGCGCGCTGATTGACGAGGTGAACCGTCCCCGTTTTACAACGCCGCTACCAAGCGGCTCTACCGAAACGCAAGCCCCGAAATGAGGATGCAAATGGACGCAGGACTGGCCGAGGAACTCACCACCGATGAGCGGTGCGAGTACCTATTGACCATCATTGCGTCGGCGCTCACACACAAGCGCCCATCCGAACTAGTGCCGTGGTTGCGAAAGAAGGGGATAAACCGTGGCAGATAAGAGCATGAAGTCGGTGATCTATGCGGAGATGGATACCAGTGGTATCACGCGTGGCGTCGCCAAGACCACCGCAGAACTCGGCAAGCTGAATAAGACGGCCCGAAGCGGCGCGGCTGCCGCTGGGATCACCGCGACCCTGCAGATGACGCAGATGGCGTTCCAGGGGATCTCGCAGGTGTTCCAGGGTGTCGAGCGCCGGATGGCCGAATTGAACAGCGCAGCGCTTAAGTATTCGGGTGCGGCGATGGGCGCAAACAACCTAGCGAACGCAGACAAACTAAGAGCAGATATCAAGATCGGCGCGGCGCTCACGCCTGGATCGATCCAGACCTCCCAGGCTGCCGGCGACATCGCGACCGGTGCGGGGGCGCGCGTTGAACGCAATGCCGCCGGCATCAATGCAGGTATGGGAGCAGCTGGTCGAGGGCGCGCAAATTTGGGCGCGACGAGCGATATGTTGCTTGAAATGGGCAGCACATGGTTTTCTGGGATTGAGAAACTATTTAGTGGAGATATTGGAGGCGTTATTGACACTCGATCCCAAATGCTTGGGCAACTCGATGAACTAACGAACGCTCAGAACTACGCGTATCAAGGAAATGCGGGGCCAGGTGCACAAGGGAGCGCGGAAAACATCATGTATCTACGGTCGATCGATAAGTCGTTACGCGGGGGGGCGCAGTAATGGGCACTCTTGGAATGATCGAGGTGAAGGACTCCCGCCAGTGGAACTTCGAGAACGTCGATGAAACCACGCTGACGGCGGTTTACTTGGCGTATTGGGAACCGACAACTTCCGGCGAGAACTATCCCGGCGATGGCGTGGTGTTGTCACAGACCGGAATGCCAATGGTGCAAACGCGGCCACCGGCTGCGATTCACACCCCCACCGGTACATCCATGAACACCGGGATCGCAAGCATGGTGTGCCGATCGGTCAACGCTGTGCCTGAGCCGGCTGTGCCGTATACCTGGAGAGTCACGGCGGTCTACTTCACCATGTCGCCGGTTGACGCTACCAAGCAGGGCTACGGCGCAAAGCAGACGATCAGCCTGAGCAGCCGGCAATACGCCGAGTATCGCACTGGCGTAACACTGCCAACCAATGGCACTGTTGCATGGCCACCGTCTGCGGACATTGGTGGCACTCGAATCGATCTGAACGGTGCACCACGCGCCAAGGAACTCCCGCAGATCACCAGGCAGCTCGAGTACAAGTGGGATCGGTCACCGCTGATCTCGACCACAACGCCCGTAGATCCGCCGTTCCAGACGTTCTATGACGCTGTGAACAAGCGCAACAGCGTGGCCTTCTTGGGCGCTTCCATTGGCACGATGCTTTACAAGGGATTCAGCGCCACGCTCGATAGAGAACTCTGGCGGATCGTGCACACGTGGGTCTTTGATTCCTACTTTCACGTCGAGCAGATGCCGGTCCCAAACCCAACCGGGCAGCCGATTTTGTTACCTGGCGTAAGTATCGCTGGGCAGCAGATCCAACAGTGCGACAAGGTGGCGTGGTATCAGCGCTTCCCAAGCACTACCGATTTCAATACGTCATTCCTTCCGACCACCATCCAAGGCGATCTGGTCAAGGCGTACCCGCCGATGCTCTTCTGATGTCCTACTCGCAACCACTTTTCCACGGCGGTATGTACGGCAAGGCAAATGCCGTGGTGTGCAATGGTTGGCAAGCGGCGGCGAACGCCACGCAGCGCTTCGGCGAGGCCATGCAGTGGGCAGACCAACAAGTCATCAAGGGTCAGATCGTCACGCAGGGTCTGTGCGAGGTGGTCAGCGCCACAATCATTTCCGGAGCGTCAAATCGGTGGAATTACACCATCAAGATCTGGACGCCGGCGGGAGTGCTCGGCACTGGCATCACGCTCAGCACAACCGATTCACGATTCAGCTACACAAACTGCCGCAACATCCGCGAAGAACACAACCTTTCAAATTTTGCCGATGGGATGTCTTTGACCTCTCCGCCGGCGTCTATCGGACCGGTCGGAAGCAACTACAGCGGCAGCGCCTGGACCACCACGGCCCTGGAGGCAAAGGTGCTTGTGTACGTGGTCTATGACTCGTTCGGCAAGGCGTACCCGTTCTTCGACAGACCAAACCCAATCAGGTGCACCTAATGGCCAATCTCACGCTCGTCACTCCCATTCCGCCGCAAGTCATCTGCAAAGGTGAGGTGTTCGCCGTGTCTATGCACGTGCACGATGACGGCGCAAACTTCCACTGGACGAACGCAGGATTCTTACCCGTCGGGAAGATCACCGTCGGTACGGTAACGATTACGGGCGCTGGATCGGTAGTCAACGCTGGCGGCGGCACTGCCACGGTTGCCTGGACGGCCGCGCAAACCCTGACCGTGGACGCCAATGCCTGGGGCACCATCGTGCTCTACGCCGACCCGACATCCGGCAGCGAGAACCGACACATCGCGACCATCTTCGCACGCATTACAGCAGAAAGCATTCCGTAACCATGTACACCTCAATGATGCGTAAGGCGCTGTTTGGCACGGGCAGCACCACCGCTGACGTACTCGTAGTCGCTGGCGGCGGCGGTGGCGGGCGTGAAACGTACAACGCCGGCGGCGGTGGTGGCGCGGGTGGCTACCAGGTAGTGTCGTTGAGTTTGGCTCCTACTGTCACCTACACGGTTACGGTTGGTGCCGGCGGCGCGGCGTGGGTATCGGGCAGTTCCGGGAGCGATGGATCCAACAGTGTGTTCGACTCCACGACTTCAACCGGCGGTGGCGGCGGGTCGCGGCCATTTGCCAACGGTCGAAGCGGCGGCAGTGGTGGTGGTGGTGGTGCGTACAGCACAGGAGGTGCCGGTACAAGTGGGCAAGGCAACGCCGGTGGAAGCAGTTCGGGCCTCAACGCCGGCGGCGGTGGTGGTGGTGCAAGTACTGTCGGCGGTAACGCGCTTGTCGGATCGATTGGTGGCGCAGGTGGCTACGGAAATACGTACGCGGGTACAGGCAACGATTACGCCGGCGGCGGTGGTGGCGCGTCACTTACTGGCAGCACAAACGGTGGCTTAGGCGGGCCGGGCGGCGGCGGACGTGGACGCGGAAACTCTTTGTCAGCAGTTGCTGGCACCGCAAATACCGGCGGCGGCGGTGGCGGTGGCAACGACACCGGCGCTGCTGCGGCAGGCGGAAGCGGCATTGTCATCGTGCGTTATGCCGGCACGCCAGCAGGCTCGGTCACTGGAACAACGAACACCACTACGCAGTCCGGTGGATACACACAACACACTTTCCTTGAATCCGGAACACTGGTGATGACATGAGCAAATACGCAGCGGAAATCATCAACGATACGGTTGTACGCGTAGTTGTTACGCCGACCCTTGCATGGGTGCGCGACAACCTTGGCGGCGAGTGGATCGAATGCAAGCCCGACGGCAGTATCCGTGGCTTCTATCCGGGCCCGGAATACACGTATGACCGAGTGAACGATCTATTCGTACCACCGCCGGGAGAACCGGAAGGTCTGCCACATCCATGATCCACCTCGCGCTATTCATCATCCTGATCCTCAGCAGCGGATGCGCTTCGCAGACGGCTGCTATCTCACAGAGTGCCAACACGTCGCGAGAGGCTGCGACACATGCACGCGAATACCTGGCGAAAGCAAACGCGGAGCTAGAGCGAATTGAGTCGCTTGCCGCGGAAATCTCGGCCCGTATCCCGTACGTTTCGGACGATGTACCAGCAATCTTCTCTACGCTCCAGTACGTGTCGGTCGCAGTGGTGGCCGCTGTGATCGGAGCACTCATCTACACCTACATACCACGAGGCCGCTGATGCTGACGACAGCCCAATACACGACCTGGCTACTAGGACTCGTAATTCTCACCTTCGCTGCCGGGTGCAGTGTTGGTTCAACCTTCCGCCGCACCCGCATTTCTACAAAGGCTTCCAATGCTCAATCTCGCAAGCGCTGAATCGTTCCTTGGCTCCATCTTCTTTGCAACCACGCTCGGGCTCATTGGGGCGCTGGCGGGGTACTTCTGGTGCCGGTCTAAGGGCGGCAAATGAGTCTAAAGAAGTGCTGCTGTGGTGGCGGTTGCTCTGACCCAATATGTGAGAGTGGGAATTGCAACGCCATCATTGCCGACTGTGCAAACCTTGGGCCGTTGAATTTCACGGTGAGGATCAACATGGTTGCGCGTCCGGCTACTTGCAGCAAATATGAATGCGCCACTGAGCCATGCAACGATCTTGGTGGGCTTCCGTTCTTCACCGAATCTGGCTGCGACCTTTCCGGCTTCGGGCCTTATGTCGATTGTGCGCCACGGACATTGATCGCGCCTAGTGGTGGTGCCAATCAGAACGTGCTGACGTGCACTATGGCTGATCCAGGCGCGAACAATTTGCAGTGCATATTTCAGTGGGCTACCCATGTCAATCGGACAACGACTACGTGTGGAGGCGATTCGGAGAACCAGTGCTTCACGGTCAACAGCATCGTTCCAGCTGGCTGCAAACAACTGACGTTCCCAGATATCGCGGTCAATGAGGACATGATTGCGGTGTCCGGTTGGTATGACTGTCCTGAGCCGCCTGGTGTTCCTGCACCGAAGAACATCGCCGATATGCGATCGGTCAAAGGCGCGTTTGGCAAGGCTTGCGGCGACTGCTCGGCTGAAGATCCGAATCAACAGTGCTGCAATTTGATACCACTGCCGTGCGCGTGCGAGTGTCTTGGTGGCGGTCGATCAACAACCATGCAACTGTTGACGCCGACAAACAATCCCAAGGATGGGGTGCTGTACGCGTCAGTCGATTGGTTTGCACCGTGCGCTGGTCCATCGTCACCTAGTCGGGGCGGCACTTGGTGTGGAGAGGGGTGCTCGGGCACAAGCACAGCGAGCGAAATGATGATTCATTTCAGGGCCATATTTGCTGTCTCGACATCACCGCTCGACGTTCCCTATGCGCCGTGTCCAACAACAATCATCAACGAGGGATTCCCCGACGCGTATTTGTCCTTGAATCAACCCACGTACCCTGGCGCTGATGCCGATGGCCTGGTGTGGTGTTATGAGCAGCGGGACGTATATGTGTTGTTCAAGCACTGCAACGACACCTATACAGGTGAAGGAAACAAATGCCGGATGCAGAAGGGACTGTACCGACCGGTTCAGGCTGGTATCTGTTTGAACCAGACTTTCATGCCAAAGGGCTGCTGCATCGTTGACTTCGAAGACTGCTACAGCAAGCCATGCAACGATGCCCACGTGCCGTGTGATTGCTCGACAACGATCAAGAACCTTCTAAAGCGAGCTGGATGGGACTTCCTAGAAATTGAGGTGCTATGAAATACTGGACGATTGAGAACGGCAAGCCGGTCGAGCGCGACGTACCTGGACCGGATTCGACCACGGGTATCGGGTTGGGTGACGTGGTTGCCGGCGCGACCAAGGCGGTAGGGTTTAAGCCTTGCGGATCTTGTCAGAAGCGGCAAGCGGCGCTAAATAAGGCCACGCCAGGATGGGCAGGAAAGATCCTCGGTTGGTTTAAGGGGTAAATGGCCGTACAGTCCTGGGATGAGGAACATCCGGGAAGCTCTCAGGAGGCTCGACCATCGGCGAACCGACTACTGGATGTGCCGGCGGGATACTGACCCGATTGGCGAGTGGACGATGTGCCTCGACCCTTACCTAAACGACTGGGACTGGCGGGTTAACATCGGCAGTAACAACGTCCGCGCTGTGCGGCGGATAATCAATGCTACTAAATGTAAGGTGATTACGGATAATTTGCAGACAGCCAGACAAATTGTCGATAAGATGCGGACACAGGCACATGGTCCTGCTTAGTTGGTGGCTTATAACTGGCTGTTTGAATTTAACGTAACAGCCAAACGCTCGCCAATAAGTAGGACTTTGCAGCCTGTTTGAGGGCTTGCATATGGCGGCGAAGACGCAAGGAAGCGACAAGAATCTACGGCGGATGATCGGGGTTGACCTGGTTACCGATGGGCTGCTTGAGGCGATCGCGAAGTACGACGGGTCAAGCAAGGTGCACGTGGTGCGGCAGCTTGTCCGGTCCGCGGCCCGGGCTCACTATGGAACTGTTGAGGCAGCGCTGCTGGAGGTCCGCAATGGCTGACCTATTCACAGGGATCGCGTGCCTGGTGTCGGTGGGAGTCTTCCTACTGCTGTTCCTTGTCCCTGACCATGAAGCGTGCCAACCGGTGCGGAAGCGGGGCGAGGAATGAAATCGAGCTTAAGGAAGTCACAAGACTGCCCAAACTGCTGTGCCATGATTCAGGCTATTGCGGATGGGAACTTGGTAATCGTCCGACTGAAAGCACAGATTGAGCAACTGAAACGTAATTTGCAATCTGTAAACGC